CTTTCAATAAACGAATTAATTAAAACAGCAGCAGATAAACCTAGAGCTTTATGTGCATTCATAGCTCCGACATATCGTCAAGGTAAATCAATTGCTTGGGAATATTTAAAATTTTACACACAACCACTATTAAAAATAGGTGGAACTAGAAATGAATCAGAACTAAGGATAGATTTATTTAATGGATCACGTATACAAATATTTGGAGCAGACAATCCAGACTCTATCAGGGGGTTGGGATTTGATGCAGTTGTACTCGATGAGTATGCTATTATGGCTCCAAGAGTATGGACAGAAATTGTTAGACCTGCTGTAGCTGATAAATTAGGATGGGTCCTTTTTATTGGTACACCTATGGGGCATAATCAGTTTTGGGAAGTATATGATTTTGCTTTGAGAGGTCATGATGATTGGTATGGAAAATTATATCGAGCATCAGATACAAAAGTAATTCCAGTTGAGGAGCTGGAACAGGCACGTTCAATCATGACACCTGAACAATATGAACAGGAGTTTGAATGTTCATTTACTGCAGCTGTGTCTGGTAGTTATTATGGTCGATTAATAACAAAAGCCGAGAAGGATGGAAGAATCGGCTACGTGCCTGTAGATACAAATGTAGGTATAGAAACCTGGTGGGATTTAGGGATTGGAGATTCTACTGCAATATGGTTTGCACAAAGAGTTGGACAAGAGATACATCTAGTAGATTATTATGAAACTTCTGGTGAATCTTTAGCTCACTATGCAGATGTATTGAAAGAAAAGAACTATGATTATGCCTGTCATATTGCTCCTCATGATATAATGGCAAGAGAACTTGGAACTGGAAAATCTAGACTTGAAGTTGCAAATGAACTAGGTATAGATTTTGATATAGCTCCAAAGTTAGAAGTTGATCATGGTATTGAATCTGTTAGAAATGCATTACCTAATTGTTACTTTGATAGAGAAAAATGTAAAGTAGGATTAGATGCATTACGTCAATACAGAAAACAATGGGATGAAAAGAACCAAGTATTTAAAAACAAACCTCTACACAACTGGTGTTCACATGCAGCTGATAGCTTTAGGTATGGATGTGTTGCAGAACCAATAGACACAACAGACTGGGATGCACCAATTAATGTAGATACAAAATATGTAGTATGAAATCACAAGACGAAATATTAAGAGTATTATCAAGCGAGATACATCAAGCATCAGGTTATATTGGTGGTGAGCTTGTAGCAAGAAGAAAAAAATCATTAGAATATTATTTAGGAATGCCTCTTGGTAATGAACAAGAAGGGCGTTCTCAAGTTGTTTCTAACGATGTCCTGGACACAGTAGAAAGTTTAATGCCTTCTTTAATGAAGATCTTTACTGCTGGTGATAATGTATTTGAATGTGAAGGTGTTGGGCCTGAAGATGAAGAAATGGCTAGACAATGTTCAGATTATTTAAATCATATTTTTTATAAACAAAATAATGGATTCTTAGCATTATATTCTGCATTCAAAGATGCATTGATACAAAAGAATGGAATCTTAAAAGTATTTTGGGATGATTCTAAAAAAACTGAAAGAGAAGAATATACAAGACTAACTGAAGATGAGTTCAATGATCTTGTAGAAGATGCAGAAGTAAAAGTTACCAATCATACTGAATATGAAGAACCTATTACAGATGATAGAGGTAAAGAGATTGATAAAATTAAACTACATGATGTAGTTATCCAAAGAACAAAATTATATGGTCAGGTTAGAATAGAGCCTGTACCACCTGAAGAATTTTTAATTGAAAGAAGATGTAAGTCTATTGATAGTGCAAACTTTGTTTGTCATAGAACACAAAAGACTAAATCAGAATTAATTGAAATGGGATATGATGCAGATCTAGTTGCATCTTTACCAACTGGTGATACTGATTATTATACAGAAGATAAATTTGTAAGACATCAAAACGTAGACTTTTCTCATGGTCAAACAGATGGTGATGAATCTACACAAGATGTATTAATCCATGAATCATATCTAAGAATGGATGCAGATGAAGATGGTGTAGCTGAATTACTTAAAATTACTACTGCTGGAGAAGCTACAAAAATTTTAGATATAGAAGAAGTAGATACAATGCCTTTTATATCTATGACTCCAGTTATCATGCCTCACAGATTTCATGGTAGATCTATTGCAGAACTAGTAGAAGATATACAATTAATTAAATCTACTGTTATGAGACAAATGTTAGATAACATGTATCTAACTAATAACAATAGAGT